GTGGAGCGGGTCTGCTTCCACTTTATTACGCTTCGCTGGTGTAAATCGCCTATTCGCATAGAACGGTATCTCAAATTCCAAACATGGATTTTGAGTCATTTGAGTGGCATGCATTCCAGAGTGCCCCTGCGCAAGCGCAGGGGTTCGATCATAGAACGCTCTTGTTCTCTGGATCCCTAACGCAGTCGTGGGATCTGGCATATCAGCTTCAAAGCGTGCGTGGTTTCCAGCCACACGCGTTCCGAATCTTGATGCATAGAGAAGGCCGCCCGCATCCGCTCCATTTCCCACCATTAGTTTATATCTTATGGCACCGCGCCAGCCTGTGTAGGCTGGGGTCAGATAATTCATGAGCGTAGTCGCACAGTAATTATAGGGAGTTCCACCCGACGGCTGGTCCGTCGTGTCTACTCCACCAGGAGAATATCCTCTGTAGTATGGGAAATTGGGTGTGGTCACCCGATAGTGTACTGGTTGCCCCGCCGTTGAGTTGCCTCGTGTGGCATCCACATTGTGGAAATTATACCTCTTCAGCATCTGCCTGAAAGAAGGTATGGGGTCAGCGAAGTACACCATCTGCGTGGCGTCACTCTGTGACAGGCCTGTTGCCATCGTTTCGTCAGTATTCATCGACATTGGGGCGGACTCCATTTGAGTAGAGTCTGCGTCGGCTGACATTTCTATGCCCGACTGGGGTTCAAATCCAGATTGGGGTTCATAGTACGAGACATTGGCCACATTCAGTGAATCTGGCACTGCAACTTCGAAATCATCTCCCATCGAGACGAAAACGTTGATAGCAATGTCATTATCTGCCACTGAATTTGGGACCGTAAGTTCATTCACAACATAAACTTTAATAATCCCATTACCGAAATTGTCACTAAATCCGGTAATGTCCGACTTTCCAAATCGCACGTTGTCCGTAAGCACACGAGTTTCCAAGTATGCTTTAGGGACACCCCAACCTATGTCAACAGTGAAGTCTCGCTCGCTTGCGAGATCCAACACGTAAGTATAATTCGTGTTATATTCACTGGACAATGTGGTCTTGGGTTCGTAGACGACTCTGAGTCGGCCCTTATGGAACTGAGAGGCGACAACCTGAAACCTGAACTTCATTGTTCCGCGCCAAAACCTGAAAGGCATGGCGGCAAAAGCGCACGCAGTCAAGTGATGCTCGCGGGGAGTACCCACGGTATCAAACTTGACCGGGTTCACTTCGGAATTCCAAAGTTGGGTATCGGCTAAATCGCTGACGGCCCAGTCAAACGTGGTGAGATATGATTCTCTACACGCAATTGACTTGATGGTCATTTCATCAGTTCCGTCCAGACCAAATGTCCTAGTGTCACAGGTTAACTCCTGCTTCGCATCGACTGCTAATGATGTAGTCGAATCTGGGACGTTGGTATTGGCTAAATTGCCTAAATACGCTGGTCTGTAGGGGACGATTGGGTCCAATACAGCAGGGCGGCTATATCCAAATATCTTAGCTATCCCTGCCACGGCATTTGCCGCTAGCTCGGTTGCCCGAGCATACGCACCGATAACCGGTGCCGTTGACAACGCACCTGCCCACCGCGCTAATGAAGCGGCTGGTGCAGATACGGGAGAATGGCCATACTCGTCGCCAGCCTGGGGTTCCAATCCAGACTGAGCAACGATAGCTCCAGGTTCAGCAACTGTCGGAATTGACAGGTGAACATCCTCCGCCCAAACAATTACGGAAATCGTAATATTATCCGTTGCGTCATTCGCATGTTTGAGATTGTTTATAGTGTGTATGATGCATTCACCCATCTCACGCCATTCCATCTCCGGTACTGACAAGTAGTTCTTGTACCAGAAATAGGGTAAAGCGAGAGTCCCACCTTGCGATTTGGTGGGATCTAGATAAATGTGAGGTCGTTGTGAGGCCTCAATAATGTCCTCTGAAAAGAAAGATCTATCGACTGTAAACTGGTCAACAGACTTCAAGGGTATATAAGAGCATATAGCTCTCCCATAA